AATACAGCGGTCTTCTACACCGTGAATATGGGTTCGATTCCTGTAGGCCGGACCAAAATGCGAGTGTGGTGGAATGGTATACACAGCAGACTTAAAATCTGCCGCCGTAAGGATTGAGGGTTCAAGTCCCTCCACTCGTACCAAAAATATTTTCCAGGAGTGCTTGCCAAGTGATTGAAAAGCATATATAATAACTCTTTTGCGGGTATGATGTAAAGGTAACCTGAAACCTTGCCAAGGTTTATTTGGGAGTTCGATTCTCCCTACCCGCTCCAAATTTTTGCCCCATTAGTATAATGGCATTACACCTGTTTTGTAATCAGGTTACGGCAGTTCGATTCTGTCATGGGGCACCAACTATTGACTCTACAAATTTTTTGTGATACAATAAGTTTTTAGGTAAGGTACAGCAACAATTAATAACTGTCGTTCTGAGTCCTTATGGTAGCATGATTGGAGCACGGAGTCTTGACCGAGTGCGTTGAAGGTCACTACTGAAATAAGTTCAGAAAGGTGAGTTTCGATATTCTCACTGTAAACAAAAAGTAGGAAACTTACCTGTTGTTTTTTTGGATGTGTACAGCAACATATAATCAACTACGATTGCACCTTTGGTGCTAGTGCTTGTAGAATACAAGATAGTGTCCGTTGAATATGGAATGGCAATCAACAGTGAATGTGTTGAATAGGGACTGAGTGGCGTAATTGGTCAGTCCAGAAAATAAACAAACTGCCACGAACATCCAGTTATTTTGAAGGAATTTTAATTATGAACACTTTTGTAAACGCAGTTGCGAACCAAGAAGCCCGTACTACAAACGGTATGAAGGCACGTAAGTCAACCGCTAATGCAGTTGTGGATTTATTCTACAACATCGGCGCATCTCGTGGTAAGGATATTACTCCTGCTTTCGTGGCCGCTTTTGTTGAAGACCGAGATTTAGCGTTGCGAGTTGCCGCATGGGTACGTGATGTACGTGGCGGTGCTGGTGAACGTGAAACTTTCCGTAATATCTTACGATATTTGGAAAAGACTGACGTAGAAGCCTGTAAGGCTCTATTGTCAAAAGTCCCTGAATTGGGACGTTGGGATGACATTTTTGTTTTCCAAACCGATGTGATGAAGTCCGTTGCATACACCATGTTGGGTGACGCTTTGCGTGCTCGTAATGGTCTTGCTGCAAAGTGGACTCCTCGCCAAGGTAAGATTGCGGCAGAAATCCGTGCGTTCTTCGGAATGTCACCAAAATTCTACCGTAAGTCGTTGGTTGAAATGACCAAAGTGGTTGAAACTCAAATGTGTGCAAAGGATTGGAACTCAATCAACTTTTCACACGTGCCTTCCGTAGCGGCATCCCGTTACAAAAAGGCTTTCAACCGCAACACTCCATTGTATGCACAATACGTTGCTGAATTGGTGAAGCCAGTGGCTGAACGTTCAGTTGAAGTAAAGGTTAACGCTTCGGCAGTTTTCCCTTACGATGTGTTGAAGGGTCGTATCTCTGGTGGTTACGCTTACGGGCGTTCTACTAAGTGGGATAAGACCGAATTGGATTTGATCCAAGCACAATGGGACGCTTTGCCAAACTACGTTGGTGATGCAGACGTTCTACCATTGGTTGACTCCTCTGGTTCTATGACCTGCGCTGCTGGTGGATATGGTTCAAAGTCTGGATTGACTTGTTTGGATGTTGCAATCTCTTTGGGATTGTATCTTGCTGACAAGAACACTGGTGCGTTCAAGGACACTTTCTTGACATTCAGTGCAAATCCAAAATTGGTAACCTTGAAGGGTAACATCAATCAAAAGATTGACCAAATGAACACTGGCGAAGTGGCTAACACCAATTTGCACCGTGCGTTTGACAAGATTTTGGAAGTTGCTCGTAAGGGTAATGTTGCACAAGAAGACATGCCAAAGGTATTGTTAATCTTGTCTGACATGCAATTCGACCAAGGTGTTGTACATGACGAAAGCGCAATTGAAATGATTGCACGTAAGTATGCAGAATCTGGTTACACTATGCCACGTGTGGTGTTTTGGAACTTGAACGCTTCTTACGGAAACGCTCCAGTTAAGTTCAACAAGATTGGTGTTGCAATGGTTTCTGGTTTCTCTCCAGCAGTGGTTAAGCCAATGCTTGCGGGTGACATTGAAACATTCACACCAGAAGCCGTGATGCTTAAAACCATCATGGACGACCGTTACAAAGTGTTGTAATGGTTATGAGGATTCGTAAGAGTCCTCATTTTGAATACACTTGAAGCCTCGTTCATGGGTGCAGATAAGTATTCGTGACACTGACACGAGAAGAACATGAATTAAAATCAGACCTTCTGCCTTGTTCAGGTGTATTCAAAATGATGTATATATAGATGTATGCGGGATTAGTTTAGTGGCAAAACTGTAGGTTTCCAACCTTCTGTCAACAGTTCGATTCTGTTATCCCGCTCCAAGTTTTATGCGGACGTTTCTAACAACGTTGGGGTCCACCCAGTGTCTACGTGGGAATCGTAGTGTCCGCTCCAGTTATGCGGCGAACGTAATAACGTCAGTGAATGCCCTTCATTGACTACTGTGAGAATCAGTATCGCCGCTCCATTTTTATAGCAGTGTAGAGAAGAAGCTATCTCACCAGGTTCATACCCTCGGAGGTCGTTGGTGCGAGTCCAGCCACTGCAACCATTTTGAAAGATATTATGCGTCCATTACACAATAAAGTTATCATTGAACGAATTGCTGCTGAACGTGTCACCTCTGGTGGCATTCTATTGCAAAGTTCTGAGGGTCCAGATAGAGGCAAAGTTATTGCCGTTGGTCCTGATGCCAAAGAAGTTTCTGCTGGTGATATTATCTTATTGAATTGGAATGCTGCAACTAAAGTGGGTGAACATTTTGTTGTTACAGAAGATGCAATTGTATTGGTCTTTGAGGAAGAATAATGTCTGACGGTGGTAAAGGTTCTTCACCACGTCCATTTGCTGTTGGACAAGAAGAATTCGGTAACAAATTTGAGGGCATTTTCGGTAAGAAAGAACCGAAAAAACCCTATGTCTACATTCCACCTACTCTACAGGAAGTGGAAGATTCTAAAGCTGAAGATGAAGAATTCAGTCGTATTAGACAATTAAACCTTTAACAGTCTTTCCAACTCAGGTATTCTGGTGTGAGTATTCTTACTACCCAGAATCACCACAATTTTACGCTCTTGCATTGCAACGATGCATCCACCCGAAGCGTTAATAAATCCCGTTTTACTAACTTGAAATTTATGTTTACCGACCAATGGGTTGGTGTTGTTCAATTTTGTATTTGAAGCCTTGACTATCTCTGGATATTTACTTGCCGCTTCTACAATTTTAATTAGTTCTTCCGCATTACTGATATTAAACACAGATAGTCCGGTTGGTTCAACAAACTTGGTGTTCGTTAGTCCTAGTTCCCGTGACTTCAGGTTCATCATAAAAATGCAGTCATCCTTACCACCTGGATAAGACTCACAAAGTCTTTTCGCAGCACGGTTATCACTGGACACCAACGCCCGTTGGATGAGTTCCTGGTCAGTTTTGGATGTAAGACTTTTGTTTGCATCCAAGTATACCATAACGGTCACCAGTTTTGTAATACTTCCGATTGACCGTACTTCCGTAGTATTTTTGCCTTGTACGATTTGACCATTCGAAGAAACAATCCAACTCTTGGCTGTAATTTCATTTGCACCGGCGTGACAAGACATGTTCACTATTAAAGCGAACATAAACAAAACAAATTTAATCATGTACTTTTTCCAAACCACTCAATCGTTATCGCTATGATTGTACATACAATTGATGTAATAATAGCAGACATTAAATGTACCATCATTGTTGCAAACCATAAACCACCACTTTCTAATAATCTATTTAATAGTGTTCTAAACATTATCTTCCTGTGTAAATTTTAGGTTTGGCAGCCTCAATCCTTTCTTGTTCAGTCATTGGAATCCACGATTCACCTAGTTGTGGATATTTCCTAATTCTATCTTCAACGACCATCGCAAATAATAAACCAACTGCGGCAGCGACAATCAAACCTGTTATACCCAGAGCAATTTCAACTCTGAGTTTTTCTAATCTCTTTTTTCTTCTAATTTTTGCAACATGCTCAGATTGCATTTTTTTACTAATAAGCACACGCTGGGTTTCACCCATGTGTTTCATCATTTCTTCTACTTCTGTATACAATGCACCTAGTTCAGGTGGTGACTGATATACCATTAATTCACGTAATTCTACACTCATTTGTTCCAACTGTTTACGCATTAGAACACGCTGTAATGCCCGTTTACCTAAACTAGCGTCACCTGTATAAACCTCAGTTTCAGCACGGCGTTCTTCCTCATCAAACACAGCCATACACTTGTAAAAGTTATCATAATATGTACCTAAGTGTTCACCGATTTCTTGATAGATACCAGTATGTGCGCCTTCGTTGGCTTTCTTGTTCATCTCAATAACCTGATTTTTCTCCTTGATGAACTGATTTCTCTGTTCAACAGTCGCAGGTTTTTCTGGAGGATGCAGTTTCTTAAACTGGTCGTCCAGGTCTTTGAGAACGTCTTTGACTTCTCCGGCAGCGCCTTTAATATCTTTGTAAAGCTTGCAACCGGCTTTGACGGCCGAAACCGCACCGTTTGCAAGCGCAAATAACGTGAATGGATCCATGAGTTCAGGGAAAATGATGTTGTCAGATATGGTAAACAACGCACGAACCTATTGCAGGTTCAGACAAAATCATATATAATACACTACTATTTATGAATTTTTGATAAGGATCAACATTATGAGCGTTATTGGTATTAAATTAGTCACCGGTGAAGAAATCATCGGTCAAGTGGCACAGACTCAAGCAGGACAACTCAAGGTTTCCCTACCCGTCCACATCAAACTATTACCACCACAGATTCAGGGTGGACCGCCATCCCTAGGTTTTGCACCATGGCCAGAGTATGCGGTAGAAGGTTCTCCAATTCTGTTGGAACCACTACACATCGTTTACACATATACACCAGACGAAAGTATCGTTTCAGAGTATAATGCAATGCAGACAGGTGAAGAAACACCTTCAACACCACAAATCATCACAGGTTAATTAATGGATTTTTACACAAATGTCCAAAGTTTCGGTAATTCAATTCTTTACCGTGGCATTATGGACGGCAAACGCATCAAACAACGCATTGACTATGAACCGTCACTGTACATGCCGTCCAAGAAACAGACACAATTTCGTTCACTTGATGGTCAACCACTAGAACAGAAACGATTTGACTGTATCCGTGACGCACGTGAGTTCTTTAAGAAGTATGATGGTATTCCTGGTGCACCAAAAATCTATGGTAACACCAGATTTGAGTATGCGTTTATTGCTGACCAACATCCAACAATGATTGATTGGGACATTGATAAAATCAAAGTTGACATTATCGACATTGAGGTTGGTTCAGAAAATGGTTTCCCTGATCCATATCTGGCCAACGAACCAATCACTGCAATTGCTCTGAAAGAACTTGGTGGCCACATGTTTGTTTGGGGTTGTGGTGATTTCGTCAACAACGATCCTAAGAACGTTACCTACTACAAATGTAAAGATGAATGGTCTCTGTGTAAACTATTCATTACGCATTGGGCAACTCACACGCCTGACGCACTCACTGGTTGGAACACCAAGTTCTTTGACGTACCTTATTTGGTGAATCGTTTCCGTAAAATTCTCGGTGAACAAGAAGCGAAGAAGTTATCTCCTTGGAATTATATCTCTGAACGCAAGACTGTTGTTAATGGTCGTCAGATGATTGCATACGGTTTCATGGGTGTTGAACAACTAGACTATATTGAACTCTACAAATGGTATGCGCCGGGTGGTAAGTCACAGGAGTCCTATCGTTTGGATAATATCGCCAACGTGGAACTTGGTGACAGTAAATTGTCCTATGATGAATACGACAGTCTACACGACCTATACAAACGCAACTTCCAACTCTTTATTGAATATAACATTAAAGATGCGGTGTTGATTGAACGTCTGGAAGATAAGTTGAAGTTGGTTGAACTAGGTTTGACCCTTGCATATGATACTAAGTGTAATTACGAAGATATCTTTGCACAGACACGCATGTGGGATTCTATGACATATTCCTATTTGCTGCAAAAGAACATCATTGTTCCTCCACGGGATGTCCAAGAAAAAGACGGCATGTTTGAAGGTGCGTATGTTAAAGTACCACAAGTTGGTGCTCACAAGTTCGTGGCCTCATTTGACTTGAACAGTTTGTATCCTCACTTGATGATGCAGTACAACATTTCACCTGAGACTATGATTGAACCAGAGAACTACACTGATGAAATGCGTGAGGCACTTTCACAAGGCGTAAGCGTTGATAAACTATTGCTTAAGTCGGTTGATTTATCAAAACTGAGTGGTTGTACTATCACACCAAACGGTCAATTCTTCCGTACAGACAAACAAGGTTTCTTACCTGCCATGTGTGAAGAAATGTATGTTGACCGTAAGAAGTTTAAAAACATGATGTTGGCTGCCCAACAGGAGAAAGAAAATGAAAAAGACAAATCAAAACAATACGAAATTGAAAAGCGAATCGCCAGATTCAATAATCTACAGCTCGCTAAGAAAGTTTCCCTTAACTCCGCTTACGGCGCTTTGGGAAGTCAGTATTTTAGGTTCTATGACCTACGCATGGCAATTGGAGTTACTTCGGCAGGCCAGCTTTCAATTCGTTGGATTGAAGCAAAAATAAATGCCTACATGAACAAACTTCTGGGTTCAGAAGATGTTGATTATGTAATTGCCTCTGATACAGATTCAATCTATCTCCGTATGGGTGATTTGGTTGATAAAGTTTATGGTGTTGACAAAGTTGTTAAGTTACCTACACAAAAGGTAATTGAATTCATGGACCGTGTTTGTGAAGATAAACTACAACCGTACATCGACAAATCATACAAAGAACTGGCAGACTACGTACATGCATATGCACAAAAGATGCAAATGAAACGTGAAGGTCTTTCAGACAAAGGTGTTTGGACTGCCAAGAAACGTTACATTTTGAATGTATACAACAACGAGGGTGTTCAGTATGCCAAACCTAAGATTAAAGTCATGGGTTTGGAAATGATTAAGTCTTCAACACCTTCCGCTATTCGCACAAAGATGTGGGATGCTGTGGCTTTGATGATGACTGGTACCGAACTTGAGATTCAAAAGTTTATTTCGGATTTCAGAGAAGAATTCAAAAAGTTGCCACCAGAAGAAATCTCTTTTCCTCGTGGACTTAATGGACTTAGAAACTATTCGGATTCGGTTACGTTGTATAAGAAAGGCACACCTATTCACGTTCGTGGTGCAATCATGTACAACCACTATCTGAAAGAAATGAATTTGGAGAAGAAGTATCCTAAAATTCAAGAAGGTGAAAAGATTAAGTTTACCTATCTGAAAATGCCAAATCATTTCAAAGAAGATGTGGTCTCATTTCCTTCCAGAATACCACCAGAATTTGGCCTTGACAACTATATTGATTATGATGTACAATTCGACAAAGCGTTTCTGGATCCCATTAAAGTTATTTTGAATTGTATGGGTTGGAGACCAGAAAAAACTAACACACTTCAGGACTTTTTCGGATGATTTTTCTAACATTTCTGACAGCACTGGCATTGTCCGGTGTTGCAGCATATTATTCAGTTATTGGATTGGCAGCAATCTTTCCAGGTTCTTTCTGGCCAATTGTTATTATGGGTTCGGTACTTGAGGGTGCCAAACTTGTAACAGTATCTTGGTTGTATAGAAACTGGAAGGTTGCACATCTTGGTATGAAAGTATACCTAACGGCAGCATCAGTCATTCTGATGTTGATTACCAGTATGGGTATCTTTGGTTATTTGTCTAAGGCACACTTGGAACACTCTGCTGATACCGCACCACTGGCAATGAAGGTTCAATTACTGGATGAAAAGATTCGTGTAGCAAAGGAGAACATTAGTGAGGATAGGAAAGCACTCAAACAGATGGATGAGGCTGTGGACCAAGTTATGGGTCGAAGCACAGACGAAAAGGGTGCGGACAAAGCGATTGCGGTCCGTAAACAACAGGCCAAAGAACGCACTAGATTACTTTCTGACATTGAAACCCAACAAAAAACTATTACTGAATATAGTACAGAAAGGTCGCCCTTATATGTTGAGTTATCAAAGGCGGAAAGTGACTTCGGTCCGTTAAAATATGTGGCCGAACTAATCTATGGTTCAGGTGAAGCTGACATTATTGACAAAGCGGTAAGACTTGTTATTATGTTGATTATGGTGGTGTTTGATCCTTTGGCTGTGTTATTGTTAATTGCAGCAAACATTTCAATGACAGGAAAACCAGTAGTATCCAATAAAACTTGGAATGACTTTATGAAAGGTCAACCAACAGAATTGGTTGTTGAACCTGAGCCTACTGGTTTCACCGCACAAGAAGTTGCAAGTGTTTTGCCTGAGGCCATTACCTCAGAGGAACAAGCAAACACTTATAATATTACCATGGACAATTTAAATGCAATGATGATTAAGTCCATTCAGGAAATGCATGGTGATAAACAAAAGACATATTTGGATGAACCATATAAACATTTTGAAAACCTACAGCCAATGCCGGCACCATCTTCTAATCCGGAAGAAGTAAAATCTCCAGGTGTTTCAACCACTATGGTTGAGATAGATAAAGATAACATGATTGTTATTGATGAAATGGGTAATACTATTCCACCAATTGCAACTAAGTATGATTACACTGATAATTTCTCGTTTCGTGAAAAAGGAAAATAAACAATGAGTATTCTTGACAAAATTAAAAAGAACAGCAGCATCAAAGATTCTGCTATCTTATCCAAATCAAAGTTCTTCAATGCGAAGGACATGATTCCAACGGCAATCCCAGTTATCAACGTTGCGTTGTCTGGCAAGTTGGACGGCGGCCTTACTCCAGGTCTTACAATGTGGGCAGGTCCATCAAAACACTTTAAGACAGCGTTCTCGTTGCTGATGGCAAAATCTTACTTGGACAAATATCCAGAGGCTGCTCTGTTGTTCTATGATTCTGAGTTTGGTACTCCTCAGTCCTATTTTAGTGCTTTCGGTATTGATACTGAACGAGTTCTTCATACACCATTGACTGATATCGAACAACTAAAGTTTGACGTTATGGCTCAGTTGACGAACCTTGAACGTGGTGATAAGTTGATTATCATTATTGACTCTATTGGCAACTTGGCATCTAAGAAAGAAGTCGAAGATGCATTGGCTGAAAAATCAGTTGCTGATATGTCACGTGCCAAACAAGTTAAGTCTTTGTTCCGTATGGTAACACCACACTTGTCTCTGAAAGACATTCCAATGGTTGTTGTCAACCACACATACAAAGAAATCGGTATGTTCCCTAAAGATATCGTTGGTGGCGGTACAGGTTCATACTACTCAGCAGACAATATCTTCATCTTGGGTCGCCAACAAGAAAAAGACGGTACAGAAGTTACCGGTTACAACTTCATTATCAACGTTGAAAAATCCCGTTATGTTCGTGAAAAATCTAAAATCCCAGTTAGCGTATCTTTTGATGGTGGCATTAGCACTTGGTCTGGCTTACTCGACCTTGCTATTGAATCTAAACATGTAGTTAAACCTAAGAACGGTTGGTACCAACGTGTTGACACAGACGGTGTGATTGAAGAAAAGAATTACCGTGAGAAGGATACCGATACCAAAGAGTTCTGGATGCCTATTCTACAACAAAAGTCCTTCCGTGACTTTGTGGAAAACAAATATCGTGTTGCATCTGGTAATATTATGGAAACAAATATCGACCAAACGTTTGATGTTGAGACAATGAATGGGGCATAATATGATTGAAGGAACCGACTACTGTTTCATTTATCCTAAAGATGATGGCACATCCGTACATATAAAATTATTAACAGGACCATACAAAGAGACGGTGTTTAAGTATGGTAAAGTTAAATTTAAAGAAGAAAATGACCAGGTCTATTTACTTTTTGCATACGATGTGTTAGAATCAATAGTTGCAAAACCCAAGAAATTGGAAAAAGATGATGATTTTAAAAACTACATTGGTGACCTACTGGTCGAACTAATGTCAGGCAACCTTGAACAGGATATTATTGATGAGACTGGAACAGACGATATTAAAGAATCTGATTTATAATGATGAGTATACAAGAAAGGTATTGCCATTTCTTAGACCGGAGTACTTTACTGAGAGTACAGACCGCAAGGTGTACGATGCAGTCAACAAATTCGTACAAGATTACAATGTACCACCATCGGTTGAAGCAATTACATTGGCCATCAAAGAGTTACGAAACGTCACAGATGATGAAGTGGAGAGATGCGAAAAGACTCTCCAAGAAATTAGACAAAATGCATCGGAGCGATCCGAACTTCAATGGCTCGTTGACAAGACCGAACAGTTCTGCCAAGAAAAGGCCGTTTACAATGCTGTATTGGGGGCAATTTCTATACTTGAAGGGAAGGACAAAACTTCCGAGAAAGGTGCGATTCCCTCTCTATTATCGGATGCCTTGGCTGTAAGTTTCGACAGTTCTGTTGGACACGACTATCTGGAAAACTCGGATGACCGATACGACTTCTATCATAGAAAAGAAGAACGAATCCCATTCGACCTTGAGTTCTTTAATAAGATTACCAAAGGTGGTCTTCCAACTAAGACGTTGAATATTGCCTTGGCTGGCACCGGTGTCGGTAAATCATTGTTTATGTGTCACGTTGCTGCTGGTTGTATGACACAGGGTAAGAACGTGTTGTACATCACTATGGAAATGTCAGAAGAACG